AATGATGATTCTGGAATCAAGGCTTTCTACGCGATAAGTAATAAGGATGGGTTCAACCCAATCTTTGTTCCATTCCCTGGATATGCCAACATTAATTCCAGAGGTCAGATAATTGATCCTGCTAATAACAATGGTGATCCCGATTCGTTTGTGTCCAAAACTCCTACATATGGATTTGATAGTGGATCTATTGAGTTTAAGGAACACACCTTTAGTGTTGATCAGTTACCGTCATTTAGATCTTATAGAATTAAGATTTTACTTACGGGAACAAATCAAACTTATGTTCCAAGAGCAAAAGACCTTAGAGTTATCGCCTTAGCATAATGTATAAAGTAAAAGACCACGCGGATCTCAGAAGGGATCCGCGTACTGGAGCAATAATGAACATGAATTCTTTAGATCATGAAAAATATGTTGCAAGACGTGAAGTGAATAATAAAGAGCATCAAAAGGTACAAACAATTGAAGATGAAGTTGCTAACATGAAGGATGACATTAACGAAATTAAGTCACTATTAAAGGAGTTAATCAATGGATCCAAATAACATTAATTTAGATAATCTATCTAAAAGTTTTGAATACACCAAGTTGGCAGGTGAAATAGATAGTTGTAGAGACATTGAACAAGTCAAAAATATTGCTAAGTGTTTTTGCAAACTTTATTATAAGCAACAAGAAACAATGGCAGCAATAGGTATTCCAAATGGCAACTAAAAACGTAACCTTTGATCCTGATTCTGGGGTTCCATATGGAGTAAATTTGAGTATCTATGGTGGAACTGATTTTTCAACTACTTTTAATGTAAAAACGACATCAAATGCGGCTTTTGATTTGACAGGATATTCTGGTGCAGGCGCTTTGGCAAAAAGTGTTGCTGTTGGTGCTACTCTTGGCGCAACAGATACTTTTAGTGTTGGATTTACCAGTGCATATGATGGAAAATTAAAAATATCTCTAACAGATACTGAAACAAGCAATTTGACTGAGGGTAGATATGTTTATGATGTTCTTGTAACAGTTGGATCATCAACGTATCCATTGGTTCGTGGAAATGTAAATGTCTTTAATACCATTTCATCGTGAACCTAAATACAATTAAGGAATTAGTGTATACATGGCTCAACCAGCAAGTAGGGCGGACCTAATAAACTATTGTAAAAGACAACTGGGAGCTCCAGTTTTAGAAATCAACGTTGCCGAAGAGCAAATTGATGACCTAATAGATGATGCATTGCAATATTTCCACGAGAGACACTTTGACGGTGTAACTCAAACGCTTTTAAAATATAAGATAACTGAAGAAGATATTAATAGAGGAAGAACAAGAGGTAATAATCAAACGGCTGGAATCGTAACCACAACTGCAGATGCTACAATTGATGGGTCTACAGTAACTTTTTCGTTTGAAGAAAATAGTAATTATCTTCAGGTTCCCCCAGAAGTTATCGGGATAACGAAGATCTTTAAATATGATGGTTCACAAACAGTGTCTAACAACATGTTTAGTGTGAAGTATCAGATGTTCTTGAATGATATTTACTATTATGGTTCTACCGAACTGTTGACATATTCTATGACAAAGAGATATTTGGAAGATATGGATTTTCTTCTGAACACTCAAAAACAAATAAGATTTAATCAGAGACAAAATAGATTATATCTTGATGTTGATTGGGCAGATGTCACAAAAGATGATTACATAATCATTGACTGCTATAGATTGTTAAATCCAAATGATTACACCAGAGTTTGGAATGACTCTTTCTTGAAAAGATATGTAACTCAACTAATTAAGCGTCAATGGGGACAAAACCTTATGAAGTTCCAGGGAGTAAAACTTCCTGGTGGAGTTGAACTTAATGGTAGACAGATTTACGACGATGCACAAAAAGAACTTGATGCTATCAGGGAGGTAATGTCTAATACTTACGAACTTCCTCCCTTAGACATGATCGGTTAAAATTATGCTTAATCCGTATTTTCAACAAGGATCAAGGTCTGAACAAAATCTGGTTCAAGATCTAATCAACGAACAGTTGAGGATGTATGGTGTCGAAATACACTATCTCCCAAGAAAGTATTTGTCTGAAAATACTATTATTAAAGAAGTAATACAGTCTAAGTTTGATGATGCATATCCAATTGAAGCATATGTAGATAACTTTGAGGGATATGGAGATAATACAACTATTCTCTCAAAGTTTGGTATTCAAGCAACAAATGAAATAACTTTGATTATTTCAAAGGAGAGATTTGAGACTTACATTTCTCCTTTGATTAAGAACGAAGAGAATATCAAATTATCAACCAGACCAAAAGAGGGGGACTTAATTTATTTTCCTCTTGGTGATCGTTTATTTGAGATTAAATTTGTTGAACATGAAAAACCATTTTATCAGTTACAAAAGAATTATGTCTATGAGTTGAGATGCGAACTCTTCAGATATGGTGATGAAGTTATTGATACCGGTATCGATGAGATTGACGATACTCTAACCGGTGGAGAGTCTGATGGACTTACTGAAGATGGACTATCTACAATTATTGGAAATACTCAAAGATTAACTTTGATTGGTGCAGCTTCAACTGCAACAGCATCTGCTGGTATTGCAAATGGTGCAATTAGATTTATTAGAATTACTAATAGAGGTGGTGGATATGTATCACCACCAAGAGTAGCAATATCGTCTGCTCCAACCGGAGGGGTTACTGGTATTGCAACTGCAATAATGATTGGTGGAATTAATGTTTGCAATCAAAGTGCAAATCCAAAGACACAATCTGTTCAGCAAGTTCAAATTTTAAATGCAGGTAGGGAGTATACAAGTCCACCTGGAGTTAGATTTGTATCTAATAGTGGAACTGGTGCTGCAGCAACAGTTGGAATTTCAACAACGGGTGGTGTCGGAATAGTTACAATATCTTCAGGAGGATCTGGTTATACAACCTCACCAACAGTCACATTTAGCACACCCAAACATGTTGGAGCAGCTGCTACTGCTATTTTGGATTCTCCATTGGTTAGCACAGGTGTTAGTGTTACCGCCGCCCCAATCAGTGTAGGAGCATCTTCTTTCTTATTCCCAGGTGGAACAACTGGTGGTGTGTTCTATGCCACTGCACCAACAGTTACGTTCTCTCTACCAACAGGAACTGGAAATGCTGCAGAAGCAACTGCAACTCTTGATGAACTTGCACAAACTGGAGGAACAGTAGAGACTCTTGGACTGACAACTGGTGGTAGATTCTATACCAGTGCTCCAACAGTAACCATCTCACATCCAGGAACGAGTGTTGCATCTGCAACCATAGGAATTGCTGGTTCCTCTATCAATCCAAGTACTATTGCATTCAGCACCACTGGTAGAGCATATACAACTGCTCCAACGGTTGCAATCTCCACCTCTGGAGTTATGGATGCTCCAACTCAAGTCGCTGTTGGTATTGCAACAATTGATTCAGTAACGGGTATTGTCACCGCAGTTGGATTTAATACCACTACAGATCCATGGTGTGTTGGCACTGGAGCAACTATTGGTCTTGGATATACTGTAGCACCTACAATATCCTTTAGTGGAAGTCCATCACCAGTTAGAGCAACTGCTACAGTTACTGTTTCAGTTGCTGGAACGGTTAACACTATTAGTATAGGTAATAGTGGATTTGGTTATCTTACTGCACCAACAGTTACCATTGCAGGACCTGGAGGAGCAGACGAAAACTTTAGAGCACTTGGATTTGCAACGATTAGATCTACATCTATTAAGACACAAGGTACAATCGGTATTGGATCTAACGTTATCACGGGTATCACCACAACAAATATTGTTATCGGAGATAGGATAAGACTTGGTGTTGGATACAGTGATGCTTATAACTTTATCCCTGCAGAAACTTTTGTTAATGGCATAGGACCAGGAGTAGTACGAATATCTAACGCTGCCACTAATGTCGGTATCGCAACTTCCGTGTTTGAATTTGGTAGAGAAAATTGTGGTGTTGTAACTGGAATTGCTGTTACATTTGGTGGTGGTGGTTATCTGAGTCCTCCAACAGTTACAATTTCTAATGAAGTATCTGAGAAGAATTATATAGACTTCCCAGGTATATCTACAGCAACTGGTATCGCAACAGTAAGCACTGCAGGAACAATATCTCATTTAAATATTTTAGACTCTGGTTTCGGATATGTGATAGAACCAGAAGTAACTGTTTCTGATGCGGAGTCAACTGGATCGGGGACTTTCAAATTCAATGAAATTGTTACTGGATCTGTAAGTGGATCTACTGGAAGAGTTGTAGTTTGGAATTCAGATAGTTCTGTTCTTGAAATTTCATCTATAACTGGAGAGTTTACTATTGGAGAAACAATTACCGGATCTACATCTGGAGCTTCATACGACCTAAGAACAGTTAATGTTCAACCTTCAGATGATGGATTTGCAGATAACATTAATATTGAAACGGAAGCAGACTCTATATTAGACTTCTCTGAGCAGAACCCATTCGGTATTCCCTAAATAATCTTTATTATACCGAATAATATCTTAGGGATTCAAAATGTTTGAATATTTTTATAACGAGATATTGAGACGAACCATTATTTCTTTTGGTACTCTCTTTAACTCAATTACTATTAAACAGACAAACTCTGATGACAATGTTGTCAATACTGTCAGAGTCCCTTTGGCTTATGGTCCTACGCAAAAGTTTTTAGCAAGACTTGAGCAATCTCCAGAGTTAAACAAGTCCACTGCAATGACATTACCAAGAATGTCATTTGAATTTACTGGATTGACATATGATCCATCAAGAAAAGTAAGCACAACTCAGCAGTATACTGTAAAAGATCCAAGTGATGGATCTGAGTCTAAAAAGGTATACATGCCAGTTCCATACAATATGCAATTTGAACTGAGCATCATGACCAAGTTGAATGATGATGCTCTACAAATTGTCGAACAAATACTACCATACTTTCAACCAGCATATAGTTTAACTGTTGAGTTAGTAGAATCAATTCAAGAAAAACGTGACATCCCAGTTATTCTGGAAAATATCACAATGCAAGATGATTATGAAGGAGACTATACCACAAGAAGAGTTCTTCTTTATACTCTAAGATTTACAGCAAAAACATATCTGTTTGGTCCTGTATCTGCAGCAACCAAAGACATTATCAAAAAGTCTACTGTCAGTTATCTTACAGGAACAGATCTTACAAATGCCACCAGAGAAGTCACATATTCTGTTGTACCACGAGCTATCAAAAATTACACTGGTGATGCAGCGACTACCCTCGCCGCCGACATTACTAAGACTCTGAAAACACTTGAAGTTGAAGATGCAAGCGGATTGACTGCCAAGACTTATGTAGACATCGAGGGTGAGCAGATCTTCATCAAATCTATTACAGGTAATAAGATCACTGTTCTCAGAGGTCAGGATGGTTCTACCATCACAGAACACCTTAGAGGGGCACCTGTACATGTTATTAATGCAGCAGATAATGCATTGATTGAAGAAGGTGACGACTTCGGATTTAGTGGTACGCTTTCATAACAATGACAAATAAATTTGACACATTAAATGACGAGTTCAATGTCGAAGGAGACATTGTACAACCTGAAGTTGTTGATAAGAAAATTGAAAAAATAAAAGAAGCTTCTGATGATATTAAAAAAGACTATGACTATACAAGAGGCAATCTTTATAGCATAATTGAAAAAGGTCAAGAAGCAATTAATGGTATCCTTGAGTTGGCACAAGAAAGTGAGATGCCAAGAGCATATGAAGTTGCGGGACAACTAATTAAAAACGTTGCAGATGCTACTGACAAATTAATGGATCTTCAGAAAAAACTGAAGGATGTTGAGGAGGATAAACAAGTTCGTGGTCCATCTACTGTCAATAATGCTCTGTTTGTTGGATCAACAGCAGAACTTGCAAAAATGTTAAAGAACGGACTTAAAGAAGAACCTAAATAAAAAGGGAGAGAAATCCCGAAGTATTTAAGTTACTAATAAAATGTCGTATAAGGATTTACCTTCGATTGACGAATTCGCTGAAGACTTAAGCGATCTTCCATCAATTCAAGATTTCATAACAGAAGAGAACGCAGAAGAACTCCCCTCTGTAGAAGATTTTATCGAAAAAGAAGAAGAGATATTAACTGAAGCAACGCAAACTATAGAAGATGTTGATGGCAATACTTTTGCAGAAGTCAAAGATATAATTTCCCCGTGGCCAGAATTGGTCAAAATGGTAAATGATATTAGGGCAGACATTCCTGATATCCCAGAGATAAAATATTATGACAAAGAATTAAAAGATCTAACAGAACAAATTAATCAGGTAAGAGAAAATATACCTGAAGTTAGATATTATGAAGCAGAGATAGAGGCAATCTGTGATCAGATTGATCTGGTAAAAGAAGTAATAGAAAAGAATGCCGCAGATATACCAGAAATAAAATATTATGATGATCAAATCAGTATATTAGAGCAACGCCTTGAGCAGGTAAATCAGAATATTGAGGAACTACCTGAACCAAAATATTATGAAGAAGACATTCAGTCTCTTAGAATAGCAGTTCAAGAGGTACAGGATCAAATCCCCACATTTCCCAAGTGGGTCAATGAGGTAAATGAAGTCCCTGATTTCTCATGGATTGGAAAGACCTTTAGTGTAATCGACGATGATTTTATCAAAGTTCATGATGCGGTTGAAGGTCTGAGAGGAAAGGTTGAATATGACCTGGATAGAATCGAAGAGCACTTTGATAAAAAAGAATTTGAAACCAGAACGTCTTTCAATGAATTTCGAGAAAATCTGAGTAGTAGATTTGATTCTGAGAAGGAAAGATCTGATTCAGAAAAAGAAAGAATCTGGAAAGAAATAAAAGAAACCTCCATGAGAATGTGGGGACATCATAAAGAATTTAAAGATGATGATAGGAAGTTAAAGAAGCAGATTTTAGGTGAGTATAATCTTCTCAAAAAATCTCTCAAAGAAAAAATTGAAGGAGTAAATCAAGAGAGTGTAAAAACTGATGAATTACTTCTCAATTACTTCAATGAACTAAAGAAAGAAATTTCAGAATTGCCTGAAGTAAAATATTATGATGAACAGATTGATGAACTTAATGAAGGATTCAAGTCTTTAAGAACCCTTGTTGAAGAGATAAAGGAAAAACAAGAAGTCTTAAAAGAAGAAGTCAATAGCAGACCAATTCAGCCAGATCCAAGCGAATCTAATGTTGATCCACTAACTCCAACCGATCAGAACTTTGCTACACATGAAGACTTAGCAAAGCACTATAAGTTATTCATTAATAGAGTTCAACAACAGTTATATACCATCGGTGGCGGTGGTGCCGGTTTTATCAAAGATCTTGATGATGTTGATATTTCAGGATTACAGGATGGATATGTTCTCAAATGGAATGACGCCACCAACAAATGGAAAGTTGGTGACGGTGGTGGTGGTGGTGCTTTAGTCGATCTTTCTGATGTTGATACCTCAAATCTTGGAGATGGTAGATTCCTAAGATATGATGCCACATCAGAGGAATTTACATTCTCTCCAGTATCTGCAACCAATTTAGAATTAGTTGCTGGTGATATACAATCAGGTATTCTTACGACTACAAGTACAAATACTGCAGTAGTAATGTCTATAAGTGCAACCACTTATAGGTCTGTGAATTATCAAGTTCAAGTTACCAGAGGAACTAATTACAACATGACAACCATCAATGTTATACATGATGGAACAACAACGTATATGACAGAATATGGAACCATAAACCAACCGGTTGGAGTTGCAACGTTCTCGTCTGATATTAGTAGTGGATCCCTGAGATTATTAGGACATCCATCATCTGCATCAGGAACAACATTCAAAGTAGTTTTTACTGCATTAGAAGCATGAAAACATTCAAACAATTTCAAGAGTCTTGGTCTAATAAATATAAAAAGAGTATTGACTGCTCCAATCCGAAAGGATTCTCACAAAAGGCACATTGTGC